AGAAAATTTTTATGGCATTTGGAGATTTATACGGACCACCACCACCTTTTGGAGGAGGATCGGGAGAGAGGTTACCCTCCTGGACCCCTGACACTATAGGCCCACCTACCCAACAGCAATTCATAGAGTATGTGGATTGGCTCTATGCGGACGGGTATGAGTCAGCGAGAAAGCTAAAGGAGATTGCAGATAGAGCATTTGATGATTCTTTCCTGGGCAGACTCGCACATGCAAAAGCTATGGATGAATATGAAAAGCTAATACAGACTCTAGCTGAGATGAAAGTTATCACTTTATCAGATCTTAAATAAGGAAATAATATTATGGCATTCGGACAAATACCCCCCACCAGAACACGATCTTTTGGTAGCAGGACTTTACCTCTAACAGGAGGTTCAATGCCTCCGTTGTATAATTTAGATTTTTGGGCAAACTCTTACTTGGGAGTACCCTTTTATCAGTTCACAAGTAATTGGGATCAAGTCGGAGCTACTGTAAACTTTGAATCAATAAATGGTGGCCCTGCTAATGTAGGGGATCGTGTTGTATCATGGAAAAATATGTGGCTCAATTCTGGGGAAGGTGATGCTGTTATCAATCCGAATGAATTTTTGGCGAGTAATAAGCCCTTTCTGCGTGAAAGAACCTATGGAGGTAAAACTTATAAAGGTCTAGAGTTCACAGGTAATGAGTATCTTCAAATAAATGGTTCTACGGTTTCGGATGCTTATGGAGTTCCTGAACCTATATTCTCAACGGGTGGGACTTCTTGGCAAGGAAAGACTGGTGCTTCCTTTTTGTTTGTAATTGATCAATCGCCTGATTATACAGCGGGAACATATACAAGCCCTGTTCAATCTTTATTTTATAGTAGACAACCTAACCTGCAAGGATCTCCCCCTGCGACTATTCCTAACCTATGGCCTAATACTGAAGATCTTGGAGTTCAGTTTCTAAGGAATCATAAACCAAATGCAAGTACAGCTATTAGCACCGAGTTGGCAGTTGGACCTCAAGCTACCATGCAGGGAATTACTACTTTCGGTACTGCTTTAACACGATCACCAATAATCGCTTCTACTATTCAAGGTTTTGGAGGTTCGGAAATGATGAATTTTCCTAACGACCAAGAGGGAACCTTTCTTGAATATGGTGCTGGTCTTGATTTTAAAGCACGGCATGCAAATTCAGGATTCCAAGTAATCTTACTAGAGTATGATAATGTTAATAAAGTAAGGCATGAAGATGCCCCTGGCTTCGGAGCAGACCGAGCTTATACTGGACCTAGTGTAAAAATATATGGGATGTCAAATCCTAACACAACACTTCCTTGGAATGGGCTTGATCTTACAGTGCCCAAGATTACTTTCACTAATCCAATGCTACGAGATCATACTTTGTTTGATAAAGCTCATGCATTTCTAGGTGGAGTTCCTGCTATTAGATTAGAATCCTCCCCTTTGGTCAATCAACGAGGTAATGGCTTCAGAGGAATAATCTATGAGGTCCTGATGCTTGATGGAATTCTGTCTAAAAAAGATAAACAGAGCTTATCTAAGCAATTGTTAAGAAAATACGGTTCTGCTTTAACGTAAAAGAATTTAACCCAAAACTGAGAACTAGTCAGCTACATATAATGGTGCAGGAGAAAAATTATGGCTGATAAACCGATGATGAATGATAAGGGGTATATTGACGTACAATCCGCACTCAAGCTCAAAGAAGCTGAGGGGCGTGTTGAGAGAGAGTCTAGAGAAGCTGCTGGTCGCGTTGAGGTGGATAGACTTAACGCTGAGTCTGATGCTAAGTTCAGAGAACTTTTGATTCGTGAGAGCGCGAAAGAGACAGCCTCAAAGCACCTGGCGAAGTTCGCTGGATTTTATTTGACGTTCTTAGTCTGCACGTTCATTTTCTCAATCCAGTTCGTACCTGAAACCTCAATTGCTGTTGTCGCAGGTTTGATCACGTTGGTCGTAACTAATCTATCGACCATCCTTAAGGGAATTGTAGAAAATGGAGACGGGAAGGATGAAGAAGATCCTAGAACATTTAGAGGTAAGCAATGAATCCGATTTGGGCATTTTTATTTAAAGACAAAATTCGCACACCGTTCTCAGTGTATAAAATGAGTTTAGCAGAAGTGTTGGTGCTTTGTGGTATTATCTTCGGAGCAGGTTACGGTATCGGACAAGCTGCGAAATGGATTATGAATCTCAACAACGCTGCTGATGAAGCAGAGTCTGTGGTTCCTGTGATAGAACCTGTTGTTCCTGTAGTTGAGTAAACAAAGGAAAAAGAACAAAGGTTTTAATAACAAGGGACCTAAATACTTTGAGAAGTTAACGAACTACAAAAAGAAAATTCAGAACTTCTTCAGAAACGAATCCAAAAGAAAACACGGAAGGAAATTAAATCATGAGTAAACTAGAAGGTAAATTAGCTAGACTAAACCCAAACAGCGCACACGCTCGCCGCATTAGACAACAGCTTGGTATTGAAGAGTTCGCACCTGCGGAGCCAGTAAAAGCTCCTGCGAAGAAAAAGAAAACGACTAAGAAGAAGGCTAAGTAAATGGCTGGATTTGGTAAATCCGAACCTTACAGTAACTTTGGGTCCACACCTACAAGCAATGACTTTGGTGAGCCTGTTACGCTTAAAGATTGTTGGAGAATTATACACATGGAGGCGCTTTGTGATCCTCCGAAGTTGATAGGTTCTCCATCACTAGGCCAAGTAACTTGGGAGCTAAACATCAAGATAAAGCTATCAAAAAGATGTGAGTGTGTTCAGAGGCCTAATAGACCTGTTTGCCCTGTGCCTAATAATCCAAATTGGGGTCCTTACTCAGCACAAACTGCCAACGGGGGGATGATGTGGGGATTCTTTGATTGCCAAGTCGAATGTACAGATTGTGGTCGTATATTAGGCGAACATGCTGGAGCAGATGAAGTCAGCCAAACATGTGAACCTGATTGGGGTCCTAAAGTTTTAAGTAAGAAAACAGAGATGAAGATAAATGTAACGATTCCAGAAGGAGCAGATCCTAGGAGTTCCAAAGTGAGGAATGAGTTGGCAAAATCTCTAGCTGTAACCGTTCCTAATATGGTAAACCAATGGATTGATGACAAGGCACTTGATGGAGCCAGAGCCATGGGCTATACGGTTTCCTGTTGTGGTGGGCCTAATCCTTGGGACGGCTAGTGCTGTACAATAATCTACAACGGCAGTCATCGGCAGTTATGCCTTTCTGCGGTTGGAACTTCGCTGGGAGCCGTTCACCTGTGTGAGCGGTTTCCCTTTATGGGCCTGAAAAAAATCGGACGCTTCGCGTCAAAGCTTTTTCATGTACCAACCCTCTGGTGGGTTATTGGTAATCTCGTAGCAATTCTTACTAGCTTTGATCACAGACGTATACTGGGAGAAACAAACAGGATCCTCTTTCCAGTCTCCGTAGCAAATAACCACATCGCTGATATTCACCAGATCATTCCGCTGCTCTTCGTTTAGTTCATAGCCGTAGAAGAACTCTAAGCCTTCTTTTGTATTGTTAATCTTTTCCATACAGAGTTGCGCGAATGCCTCGTCTGTCTCTTTTCCAATACCGTAGATATACTTTGCATTACTAAGTATTACATTAAATTGTGCAGTCATGGTTTAATCTCCATAGGAAGCTCTGTGTTAGCTATAAATGCTTCCCTATTTTTATGCCAGGAATCTCTTCCTACTAGCTCACCTCTAGAGTTATGTAGGATGTTCATGTCAATTACCTTATTTGTGTAGCCCTTGAGAAAGGCTTGAGATGTATAGTGGATGTCGTAAAAGTCCCACTCTCCTTCAAAGTACTCAGGCTTCTCTAGACCTACCTCGTCAATTACTTTCTTTCTGGCTGCTAGGAAGAGTCCGTCAAGAACTACTACATCGCCTGGAGGACCGTAAGGAGTCAGGTATTCTTGCCCCTCTGGGTTTAGATGAAGCACCTTTCCTTTGTGCTTTCCCTGCTGCCACTCTCTTTGATTCCACCATACCGCTTCTGGTCCTAAGCATGTAGTTCCTGCTGGACCCACAAATCCAGACTTAGGCAAAGACAAGCTCTCAGTAAGTTTTCTTACAAACTCTTCTGGGCTTTCTCTGATCTCAATATCGTCATGACAGAAGATCATGATGTCTTCAGGCTTAGGATCTATTTTTTGGTAGGCTCCTGTATATGCTTTAAATAGTGACTTAGCATTAGATAGTAAGTATACTCCAATGCCGCAACTGCATAAAAAAGCTAAGAGTTTATCAGTTGTTTCACTTACATCGTCTCTTGAACGAGTACATATAACAGCGTGTATATTCATATACTATAATATATGGACTGGACACCTTTTTTATGGAAAAACAAGATTTATTAAAAGAATTTAAACGATGCGCTGAAGATCCCATCTACTTTATCTCAAAGTATGTTCGAGTTACTCACCCTGTTAGAGGATTAGTTCCTTTCAAGCTGTACCCCTTCCAGCACCGCATCCTACAAGATCTCCAGGACCACAGATTTAATATCCTAAGGAAGTTTAGACAGGCAGGGTGTACTACCATCGCTGCTAGTTATTCTCTGTGGATGGTAATTTTTCAAAAGCATAAGTCGGTTATTATTCTCTCCAAAGGTGACTCAGAGTCAACCGAAGTGCTTGATCGCATTAAACTCATGTATGAAGAGCTTCCAGCGTTCCTTCAACCAGGGATTGCAGAGGACAACAAGCACAACATGAAGCTGAAGACTGGTTCTGTTATCAAATCTAGGCCATCTGGTAAGCAGTCAGGGCGTTCTCTTGCTGGTTCTTTCTTAATTATTGACGAAGCAGCGTTTATTGAAGCTATTGATACCATTTGGGCTGCTGTTTATCCCATTATTTCAACGGGTGGTCGAGCTTTCGTGCTTTCTACTGTTAATGGTATTGGAAATTGGTATCATGATGTGTATCAATCTGCTATTGACGGAAAAAATTCGTTTAATCCCATTGATATTAGGTGGCAAGAGCATCCTGAGTACCATTATAACCCAGACTATGAGTATTTGTATGAAGGAATGAGAGAAAAAGGTCTTGATATCCATAAATGGGAGCAAACTACTAAGAAAAACATGCCCACCAAGCAATGGTTGCAAGAGTATGAGTGTTCTTTCCTTGGAACAGGCGAAACTTTTGTTGAAGGAGACGTTCTAAAGCAAATTTCTCAACAAACTAGTGAAAAATACTACACAAAATACAACAATAGGATGAGAGTATGGCAAGACCCGCAGCCTCAATACAATTACATGATAGCCTGTGACACATCCTTGGGTAGAGACAGGGATTATTCCGCATTTCATGTGATTAATATGTATAATGGTCAACAAGTTGCCGAGTTCTACTCTAATAGAACACCAATAAATGACTTTGCTAAAATTTTATCAACAGAAGGTATGCTATATAACATAGCGCACATAATCTGTGAGCGAAATACTATTGGAAATAACTTAATCGACTGGCTGTACAACATGTACGAATACGAAAACTTATGGGCTGATGATAAAGGAGAACTTGGTTTCCAGGTCACAGCTAAAAACCGAGATAGCATCTTAGCTGAACTAGAAGAAGCTATCAGAACAGACTTAATTAAAATCAACTCAACACGAACTTGCGACGAACTTATGACCTTTATCATTACTGAGGGAGGAAGAGTTCAGGCTGAACGAGGACACCATGATGATTTGGTGATGAGTTTGGCTTTAGCCGTAACAGCATATAAGAACTTAATAGATACGAGTCCAATTGATTTTGTTTCTCGTATAGACAAAATGGAAGCTCCTGCGATGCCCTCCAAGCATTACAAGCCTAAACTAAAAACCTCATTTGGAGCAATGAGTGAAGAGGATTACCGATGGATAATGAAATAAACGAAAACGAAGAAGAGCTTACCGAAAGCGGGTATACTACTTTTGGTGGAAGCCAGGGAAGAGCAGGTTCCTACTATACGCCCACAGGTCCCGTTGGTCGTTTCTTTGCCAAGTTTTTTGCTAACAAAGCACAGTACGATGCAGTAAAAGCTATGGACCAGGGAAAGGTCCACCCTACAGCAGGTGACACGGTTATATCCACTGAGGTTGTAAAAGATGATAAAATTGATGATGCTCCCGCTATGGGAGGTATCTCCAGAAACCCTATTCTACCTCAACTAGAACTTAATAGAAGAAGACGCTATAAAGAATACGAAGAGATGGATGAATATCCTGAAGTTGGCGCAGCGTTTGATATTTACGCTGATGATGCCACTCAAAAAGGCGCTAGAGCCGAAAGGTGGACCATTCAATCAGAAAGTAAAATGGTTGTTGACGAGGTAGAAGCTCTTTTTGAGCAGACACGCATGACTAAGTTCTTATGGGATATTATTCGAAATACTGTCAAGTATGGAGATTGCTTCTGTGAATTAGTCTTGGACGTTAACAAGCCAGAAGAGGGTATTAAGAAAATTAAGATTCTTAACCCTAATTGGATCATTAGAGTCGAGAATGAGTTTGGATATTTGAAGAAGTTCTTGCAAGAGATCCCCAACTTAGAGTCCATGCAATACTCTGAGGTTGGTGGGGATGCGACTGACCGTCCTGTTAAGTATATCGAACTAGATAAAAATCAGATCGTTCACTATCGTCTTCATACGTCGGATCCCGTGTTCTACCCATATGGTAAATCAATTGCTGCTTTATGCATGAGGGTCTTTAGATCTTTGAAGATGATGGAAGATGCTATGATGATCTATCGTCTCTCTAGAGCCCCTGAGCGTAGAATCTTTTATGTTGATACAGGAAACTTGCCTACGAGTAAAGCTGAGATGTACATCGAGCGTTTGAAACAAAAATTCAAGAAAGAGAAGTACTACAATACCCCTAAGAATACCGTAGACGCGAGATTTAATCCCATGTCAATGGACGAAGACTTCTTCGTTCCCTCTAAAAATGGTAGAGGTACTAAGATTGATACTCTTCCTGGTGCTACTAACTTAGGTGAGATTGAAGATGTTAGGTATTACAGGGATAAGCTTCTTGCCGCTCTCAAAGTTCCAAAAGACTATATTGTAGAAAAAGACTCGTCGCCTGAGAGAAAGGCTAACATCTCCCAGCTTGAGGTGAAGTTTGCCAGGACTATCCAAAGAGTTCAGGTAGATATTGAAACAGGTTTAGAGAATATGGCAAAAAGACATCTTCAGCTAAGAGGATTTCCTGCTGCTTTAATTAAAAAAGTAAAAATTAGATTGCCTGAGCCTTCAGACATGTCAGCAAAGAGAAAGCTTGATCTTGATGAACAAAAAACCAGAGTTATTGCCGCAGTGCAACAATTAGCACTTTTCTCTAAAGACGAGATCTACAGAGAGTACTATGATATGACACCTGAAGAGATTACTGTTATGAAGTCAGAAATGGAAGAACAACAGGCTGAAGAGATGGAGCAACAGCAAGAACAGGCAATGCTAACAGGGCAAGCACCTGCCCCTGGAGGGGGAGCCCCGATGGCTGGGCCAACTCCTGAGGAAGCAGGGGGACAAGAAGGCTTGGAGAATGTTCCTCCTACAGCGAATGAAGAAAAGGTTTCTAGTTTGGAGACTTTAAGAGAATTAGTTCTAGAAGATGATAAAAAAGAAGTTATTTCTAGAATAATCGAAAAACAACAACAAAAAGCGTAAGGTATTCTTAAATACTTACATATATAACTTATGAGTGCAAAACTGGAGATTCACAATGTTTTCAAAATTATTTGAGGAAAGAGATAAAACTATCTCATTATTAGTTAAGCTGGGAGATTGCTTGTCAAGATCTCTACGGGAAAATGTTACATTATTTTCTATTGATAGTAACAACTCTCAAGTTACCTACTTGTCAGAAAGTAACAAGGTAATCAGCGGTGATTTTAAAATTGACAAAGATGTTAAGATTAATAAAATCAAAGTTCAAGACTCCTCTATCTTCGAAGACGGTCAAGAGTACGATAGCTTTGTGAATGAAAAAATCCACTCTTTTGTTGAAGGGATTCACTATGGAGAGTACTCAAGTGCTGACAACTCCTTTGATGATATCCTCTCATTGTGGGAAAACAGGCTTAAGCTTGGTTCAGTCCAACGAAGGCTCTATGAGAAGACTACTCGTTTAGAGAGCCTAGAAAACATCCTGGAGTCCGCAGAGTTTCAGAAATTAGTTGAGATCAGTCCTCAATTAACAGAGTTCTTATCTGAGAATACTGATAAAATCTCTAGTGTTCCTGAAATTAAAAATGCAGTAAACTTATCTAACTCAGTCTCTCAAGCATTTGATTTCCCTTATCTCTCTTATGAAGATTTAGAAGAAAATAAGTCTTACACACTCAAAGACGGAGTTAGTCCTTCTATCTATGAGATGATTTGCAGACAGGAGCTTGTCAAAAAAGAACTAGTCGAGTCAAAAAAGAATTTTGATCTTATTTGGGCTGATAATGCGGCTATCAGAAAGCTTTCCAGCATGATCTTTGAAAGTGATGAAAAGGTTGTTGGGGCACTCTCTGAAGCTTTAAAAGAAGTTCCTTATCTGGCTTTAGCTTCTAAAAAGAACCTACACCAAACTTTTAATAATTGCCTTTCACAGGTAGATGGAATTGGTGTTTCAGAAAAGGACATTCAAGGTTTTGCTTCTAGAATTTTTGAATACAAAAAAGAAGTAAAAGAGATGTTTATTGAAAGCATCAATGAAAAGTATGGCGTAAACATTCAAAACCTGCAAGAGCCAGCATCGT